TCGCGTATCATGGCGAAGTCAGTGGGCGGTGCGACTCGTGGTTTCCACCCCGACGTCGTTGTGTGCGACGACATCCTATGGGGCACCAGCGGCACAGAGTTGCAGAGGACGGCAGACTGGTTCTACGGCGTCCTACTCCCCGTCCTCCACCACACCAGCCGACTCATGATGGTGGGCACGCCCTTCTCGTACAACGACCTGTATGCCGAGTTGGAGCAGAAGGAGACGTTTCAGGTTGAGACGTACCCTGCCATCGACCAGAGCGGCAAGGCACTTTGGCCCGAGCGTTGGGATATAGATTCCCTTGAGCAGAGGCGGCTGTCCATGCCAGCCATACAGTTCAGCCGCGAGTACCTGTGCGAGCCCATACACGACGTGGCGAGCATGTTCCCCATGGACATACTTGAGAAGGCACGTGACCCTGACCTCATCCTGCTCGACAGGGCAGACACCAACTACAACGAGGAGGGGGAGCCGGATGGCGTATGGGGACAGCACTTCATCGGCCATGACCCCGCCATATCCTCCGACAAGAACGCTGACTTCACCGCCATGACGGTCATGAGGACATTGCCTGACGAGGACGTCAAGCAGATTGTGCATGTCGTGCATGAGCGTGGTATGTCATCACTCGCGCAGAAGCGCATGATGGTCATCCTGAACAACAAGTTCCAACCCGACCTCATCGAACTTGAGGGGAACAACTTCCAGCGCATGCTTGAGGCGGAGATGAGGGAGATGGCCTCAGACATGCCAATCAGGGTATTCATGACCACACGTACGAAGAAAGAGTCGCTGTTCATGTCGCTCCTCCTTGCGTTTGAACAGGGGCAAATCAAACTCCCCTACGGCAACGAGAGAAGCCGTGAGTACACGCACAAGGTCGAGCAGGAACTCAACCGCTTCGGTATGCAGAAGAACGGCAGGTTGGAGAGCGTCGGCGTCAACGACGACTTGGCGATGAGCCTCGCCCTCGCCAACTGGGCCACGAAGGAGTTCAAGGGAACAGTGGTCCTGCTGGATGATGTCATGGATAACTTTGATAATTGGTTCGACTCGGATACGAAGAGTAGTAGGTGGATGATACCATGAAGGATAATAACACCACATACATCCATGACCATAATGAAAACAAAGTAATGTGGTGTAGTTGAATGTTCTCAAAGACGGGTGACGGATGGTTTGAGTCCCACATGGGATGCACTGCGAACGATATAGTCAAGCGTCTGAGGAAGAGCAGAAGAATCAACAAGGACCAGAAGGGCGACATAGACGAGTTGATTCAGGATGTCAGGACCATCAAGGCACTTGAGTTTGAGAACACCCTCAAGATGCATGACTGGTTGGAGGAGAACTCACGCATAGTCAGAGCATTCTCCCCATCGGAACGTGACATGAAGGCACTCAGGAAGTTCGCTGACACACGAAAGGTGAACCTGCTGCGCTCATTCAAGCAGTGGGAGATGTCCGAGGAGATACTCGCCAAACTTGAGGAGTTCGATGACGTATGGGGAGACGACGAGAAGGATGCTTGGGTCAAGGCCATGCAAGGTAGGAGGGATGCCAAGATGATGTGGAAGAACACACTCCATCAGATTGACCGACTCTCCGAGAAGGATGCGCTCATGGTGAGGAAGGCATCGGAGTACCTAGAGCAGAACGGCGCCATGACGGCACGTGCCATCTACGAGAGGCTGCACGAGGAGAGCCTCACCACCAAGAGCATGACCAGCAACAAACTCGCCAAGATGCTCTCCATGTACGGTGAGGAGGTCGATATCATGGACGGTGTAGGTAGGTCAACATTCGTCAAGGCAGACTCCTCCGGTCTCATACTGAAGGACCCAATCGCCTACGCCGCTGGCTTCTTGGACGCTGATGGCTACATATCGATAACAGGGAGGGGTGAGCCTAGGGCTGGCTTCATAGCAACGGGAACGAGGGGTCGTGCGCATTGTGAGCATCTCCAAAAGACGCTCGATTGCGGCATACTGCAACTGGACCAGAAGGTGTACAAGGACAGTCAGAGAAGCCAGCATAGACTACAGTTCTATTCCAAGGCAGACATTCGCAAACTTCTAAGTGCCCTTGAACCACATCTACAGATGAAGAAGACACAAGCAAGAGCCGTCCTCGCATACTTGGACGAGCAGGACAAACTACGGAAGGAGCAGTTGATGAAAGTGGTCAAGTTCCGAAACTGGTCAGACGATACAACCAAGTCTGACGCCCTACTCGCTGAATGGGGAATAGACGCCGACACGGTATCAAAATGGTCTGAGGGATTGTGATGGCAGAGGAAGAAGGCGGCAGAATCTCTCGTTTCCTATCGGCTCTGTCCGAGCCATTCCGAAGGCGCAGCACACCTGAGCCCACGATGCCGCTCTACACTACCGGTATACAGGAGCCCGTCATGGCTCAGGGTATCACCATACCAGCGTTGTATGCTGTGACGCACGAGAACCTCGTTCTACGGACCATAGTGTCCAAACTATCTCAGGAGATATTCAGGAGGGGGTACTACTGGGAGAAGAGGTTTCAACGCGTATGCACGTCATGCGGGGAGGAGCACAGTGACAACGTGGACATATGCAAGTTGTGCGAGGGTCCTGTGAGAGCACCTGACATCGAGCAACTCATCTACCCGAAGTGGCTGTTGAGACAGACCAACTCCATGGAGCAGTCTTTCATGCACGTCCTACAGGAGATAGAGCACGACCTCAACGTCGTTGATGACGGCTTTCTCGTTCTCATCAAGGAGTACCACGTTGACCCTGAGACTAGCGAGATTATGTTCTACCGGGTGAAGGAGGTCGTTCGCGGAGACCCCATATTCATGCGCATAGTCTCAGACAAGCGTGGTGTTCGTGGTGGTAGGTACAAGGTGTGCCCCATCCATCGTGACCAAGTTGCTTACCCCGGTCAGGAGGAGTCGTGCGAGGTATGTGGCAACAAGATGCAGGACGTGCACTACGTCAACATGGCAGGGAGCGGCAAGACGCAGTACTTCCTTGAGGGCGAGGTCATACACATCAGCAAGTACAATCCATCAAAGTTGTACGGCAAGAGCCCTGTTAACACACTATGGCGACAGGCCATGACACTCACCGCCATGGACAACTACCTCTACACCGCGTATCAGAAGAGGAGAACACCGAAGGGAATCATATCCGTCACCACCGACAACTTAGAGTCGATGAAGTCATTCTGGAAGGCCGTCGATGAGAAGATGGAGCGTGACCCGCACTACGTCCCGAAGGTAGGTATAGAGTCGGCTACGGGCAGGGGCGGTGTCAACTGGGTCAAGTTCATGGACACATTGGAAGAGATGCAGTACATTGCTGTGCGCGATGAGATACGCGCACGTATGTCCGCTTTCTACGGCGTCAGCAACATATTCATGATTGACAATGGCAAGAGCGGCGGTCTGAACAACGAGGGGATGCAGATACTCGTGACCAACAGGGCCGTCGAGTTCGGTCAGAAGGTGTACACCGAGGTTCTCTTCCCGCGCATGCTCAAGGAGATGGGTGTGACGGACTGGAAACTCACGCTCTACCCGAACGAGGAGGAGGACGAGATTACCAGACTCCGCCGAGACGAGATGGAGGTCAACCTCGCACAGCGCATGATGATGCTCGGGTACAAGCCCGAGATGCTTGAGGAGGGAAGCGAGAGGGATATCCGCTTCATCTATCAGAAGCAGCCCGAACCACAACCCGGTATGCCTCCCGGTATGCCTCCCGGCATGCCACCGGGAATGCCACCGGGAATGCCACCGGGAATGCCACCCGGAATGCCACCCGGAATGCCACCCGGAATGCCACCGGGCAGACCGATGCCTCCGGGGGCCATGCCTCCACCGGGCACACCACGTGCAGGTCCACCCGGCATGCCGGTCCCGTCACCAGTTCCCGGTGGTCAGGGCATCGGTCTAAGAAACAGAGGAATGCCGTCTCCGCAAAACCGCACAAGTATGGGCTCGGGTTCGCCAATCAGCAGCGTGCAGCAGCGTGGACCGCAAGACACAATCGCACAGCGGAACCAGAGAAATATTGCTGACGCTAGAAGGGTGAGAGGCGCTTAAACTAAATAATGAGGCCTATGTGGAACAGGCAGGTATTCGCTATGGACTTACACAAAATGGACCCAATGGCTAGAAAAATGTCTGTCCACATGGACAGTTTGAACAAGGCGCTTGAGAACAACGACGCTGCCTCATCGCGCTTCCACTTGTCTGAGATAGTCAAGTACGCAGATTACCTCAACACAGACATCACGCGTGAGATACGCAAGTCAGAGGACGTCGTTGACTACGACGGTGTACAGCAGTACGCAGGTGGAGTTCCAGTTATGAAGTTCAACGAGAGGGGAGGAAAACTCGACCCCTCCGTACGTGACCGAGTTCTGGAGGGCACAGTCATCCCCGCACGAACCAACACCAACATGAGAAACGTGAGCGGCACCTTCGGTCGATGGTCGGAGTGAAACACATGTCCGATGAGCCACAGGTAGACCCTGCGCAACGGCTCATGCAGATGCTCATCAGCAAGATGGAGGAGATGGACACTCGCATCATGAAGATGGAGACGAACATGGAGACCCCACAGAGAATGCTACGCAAGGCGGGATACGTCACCATGCGCACACCATTCACCGAGAACGTAAGTCAAGACGGCTTCCGTGGTGAATTACCAGACAACGACATCCTAGCAAAATCAAACTCAAACAGCCCACTGCCCTCATACACAAATGAAGAGGTGCACAACATGTCGTGGGCAGAAATACACGACATGGCATCTCAGTACCAAGAGACGAAGGAGTTGTATTAGATGAAACCAAGATACGAAGAAGTTTCAACCGAGGTTGTTGCCATGCTAGAGAAAGCCCAATACCTGCTCGCCAAAGCGGAAAAATTGGATATGGTGGAGCATGAGGGGAAGAAGATTCCTGCATTCGCAGCAGATGGCAAGGGTGCCAAGGACGAGAAGAAGAAGGCTGACAAGTGCCCGAGTTGCGGCGGGAAGATGGACATGGAGAAGGGCATGTGCATGAAGATGGGTTGCATGACGAAGTACGGTACGATGGAGAAGGCTTCCATGGCTGAGAAGGACAAGTACTGTATGAAGAACTTCGGTAAGAAGTACTCCGACTGCTCTGCCAAGCAAAAGGCACAGTGTGACAAGGCTCACGGCAAGGTCGAGAAGGCTGACATGGCTGAGAAGGACAAGTACTGCATGAAGCGCTTCGGCAAGAAGTACTCAGACTGCTCGGAGAAACAGAAAGCAGAGTGCGACAGAAACGTCAACAAAGTCGAAAAGGCAAGTATGGCTGAAAAGGACAAATACTGCATGAAGAACTTCGGTAAGAAGTACTCTGAGTGCACAGCAGCACAAAAGGCACAGTGCGACAAGGCTCACGGCAAGGTCGAGAAGGGCGAGCATCACAAACTACAGACGTTCGACAGCCGACCCGGAGGCGTCCAGTTCATGTCAGAGTCAGGTGGACAGACCTACAACGCGTACTACACGACGAACCAATCCCTCTTTGAGTCCGATGACGTCGCCAACAAGGGAGCGACTTCCATATCGTTCGACCTTGAGGCCCTGCGTGCAAAGATGAACACCCATGAAAATCCAGTCGAGGGTCATCTCACGGAGGGATGAACTTGAGTTGGGTGGGAATCAGGAAAGGCATAGCACAGACAGAGAGTTGTCAACTGTGCAGTGCAACCACCGCCCAAGGATGCTTGAATCCCGAGCACGAAGGCCACAGTCTTGAGACGTGTCCCACTAGGATAGCAGCCTCCCTTGGAGGGAGGTGAATGTCTTGCAGCAGGATGACGTCGAGATATTCACACAGGCCCGTAATGAACTCCTGAAGTCAGTGCTCTCTCAGAGCGACTTCGACTATGAGAGGGAGCAGTACCTGCTGGCTGAGAGCAACCTTCTACACAAGGGCATCGAGATAGGGGATGACGTATTCACACCCTTGTTGGAGGTTGTTTTGAAAAGTGCAGACAAGACTGCCACACGCACCATAGGACTTGAAAGAGCCAAGCACAGGTTGACTGGAAGATTCTCACATGGCAACGACTTCAACATCATGCACTCAAAGTGGCCCGAACTCACGAGTCGCGCACCCGGCGATGAGATTGAGAGGATAGAGCAGCAGAGTCAGACTGACAACCACCCTTGGTCCAAGGACGTGCATCCACTTCTGATGAAGCACCCCGGAAGCGGATACCCGAACTTTGTCGAGGTACTCAGGGACTACTACCTGCCTGACGACGAGGGAAACTCACCTGCACGCTCTTGGGCTGAGTCCGAGAGGGCACATGAAACAGACTACAAGGACAATCCCGTCATATCGGGCATCGGTCAAGAGGGAGACAAGAAGCATCTCTTCCTCGGTCCATTGAGCAAGGGCAAGGGTGGTGCGTCCCACGAGGACGAGTTGTATGAGAGAGCATATCAGAGGTGGAGGCAGAACAATATGAGCACTGTTGACTCCATCATGAAAGAAGGAGGGACTGAGCGTGATGTGAGGGAGGCCCACTTCGATGATGCCGCCAAACTATGGAGTGGTCAGAACGACCTCTTTGAGCAGACCATGGATGAGGTGGGACTACCTAACTACGATGAGAGGGTGAAGGTGCGTGAGCAACTCGCGCAAGCAGGACTCAAGGAAGAAGAGATTCAATCGGTGATGGATGACACATATGGAAGCAACACCATGGAAAGCGTGATGGTCAAACACCCACATAGACTGGGTTGGCTCGGCTATCACATGGGCCTTGAGTGGTTGGACCCAACTGAGAGAACCAAGGTGATAGAGCACTTGGCGGAGAACTCATCGACAAACCCGGAGGAATACAACGTCAAACTATCAGATGGACACGAGATACCTCTTAGCAGGTTCAAGAGAAACATGATGATGAGGGCAGCGCCCGAGTTGAACTGGGTGGTGGGACAGTCACATCGCTCAATACCGAACATGCACAGGCACAAGGAGACGCAGGAGAGTGCACCATTCGACTCGACAGCCATGATGAATGCCCTGAACTCAATCAACGACCCCGAGCATGGCACGTTGAAAGACAAGTTCCTATCGGACATAAACGAGCGACTCGGTTTGTTTGAGGGTGAGGGTGAGACCTTGAAGAGACTACCAATCTACGGGCCTGAGAACAGGAAGAAACTAAAGAGGCTCATGAGGGAGTCGCCTGACCAAGAAGGGAAGGAGCCACTGCTCTACGCCTTGAGGGCTCTTGAGGACGAGTTGGGATACAACAAACCGGATAACAGCGTGACTACTGAGGACTTCTACGACTTCATAGACACTGAGAAGTCCCATCCGATAAGCGAGTTGCTTAAGGCAGACAAGGAAAATCCATACTTTGAGGAAGACGAGTTGCAGGGTTTGAGTGGGGTCATAGCAGACTCACAATACATATCACCGAGGATAGCGGAGATAGGTAATGCACTAACAGCGTTCAATTCGACCATAGGGCCGATATCAAGCAGCCTAACGGATAGGGAGAAGAGGCATTACATCGAGTCGAACGGCATCCACCTCGGTGGTCAGTCTCATTGGAGCAGACCCTACATGAGAGGGAACCTCGGCCTCAGCGACTCAACTCATTTGGAGGCACTATTCGCTCTCCTCGGTCAGATTGGCGATGATAAGAACTCACTCATGGGCACCATGGAACCAAGCGGATATGACATGAATCGTGGTTTGATGGGAATTTTATCACCAATAACGAGGCATCACAAAGCGACCGGACAGGCTCATGCATACACGGCAAACCAAATTATGACTCCCTTCGATAGAACGCAAGGCGCATATCTAGGTCAGAAGGCAAACCACGTACAACACAGCATCACACCCGGACTCACGAAGAGATTGGAGCACGAGTTGGATGATGAGAAGAAGAAGGATATCTCATTGTTGATGTCACGTCACATTTATGAGAACCAGCACAATGGCCCTACATCAGACTGGGGTAAGCATGCAGGAGCATCACGCTCCCAAATCAGTGACACCCATGTGGCGGCGAATGCCTCTCATCACTATAGACACATATTGGGCAAGGGTGGCTTCCACGTCGTTGGCAGCAGGGATGGCACCGGTAGGGTGACACTTGGACCATCGAAGAGGATGTTCTCGTTCGATGAGGTGGTTGATGGTCTGTCACCCATGCATCCGAACATAGAGTCCATGGAGGAACTCATCGAACTGGCCTACACTGGAAACTTGGCTTCCGTCCCCATTAAGGGTGAGAACGAGATGCTCCTACAGGACATGGACCAGTTGGAGGATGAGATTTACAATCTTGAGGACTCAATCAGGAGCGAGTACGAGAAGGAGAGGCCCATACCCTCCGTAGTATCATCCCTTGAGTCGAGGAGGATGCAACTCCGTGACCAGTTGAAGGAGTACAAGAACTCCATCCTACAGATGAAGGCAAAGAGTATCAAGGACAACTACACCTACCACAACTTCAGCAGCGGCAAGACCTCCGAGCCTGATGTGAGGAAGATGAATGACATGCTCGCTATAGAGAAGATAGCGAAGGAGGTCATCATACCCGGATACGTCGAGAAAGACCCAGACGCATTCAACCCCGAGGTCGTCGGAGTCTCCCAGTTCCTGATAAACACCTCAGCGGCTCTCCATGACGCGGAGATTATGTCCCTTCACATGAGCCATGACTCACATGGAGCGACGACCCTCGCTGATGGTATATCAGAGGAGCAGAAGGTGGTCACCGCCAATGACAAGCAGAGATACCTACCAATGCTCGCTCATATCATCATGAACGATGATTTGCCGGTGATAGACCAAGACACACAAGCAGATGAGTTGCTCTCTGACTTGGGACTCCCCATAGATGAAGAGCATCTACGCATGGCACAGGATGCCATAGACTCAGGGGCCACCAAAGTCACTACGCTCTCCTCCCTCGTGAACTCTGAAGTTGACGACGGCTTCACCGAGTCCTACAAGAACGTAGGTGAGAGTCACGATGACATAGTTTCCCACATGCTCAGCGAAACTGAGGGAGATAGGTCACACCCCCTGCACACCGAGTTGCAGGGTTTGAACAACCTGCTTCGCTTCGATACGAAGGGCCTGATGGAGTCCTTGGGTCTGAAACACCACAGAATGAAGGTCGAGCCCGGTCTTGGTAGAGCAGCAAAAGGCTCAGGGAGAGAACCTCTCTTGGAGCAGAGACAGAGGGACAAGAGCAAGAGACTGCTCTCGCAGTTAATCTCATTCGATGCCGGTGCCCTGCCGCCTGATGCGATGAGGGATGCTCTCACTCAGGAGGAGGTGCTGAATCCGATGTCAATACAGGGTATGGACACACCGATTGACTCAATCCTCTCGGTCAACGGGGCGACCCCCAACCTGTACTACTCCAGCAGCGGTCTTGCTTATCACCATGGGAGCATGACCGGCACACCCACGGTAAGGGCCTTCGCGGACATGGACGGGAACCCTCAGTTCGGGACAGAGACTGAGAGGATGAGCCTACTGCCAGTCTCCGAGGAGACCCTGCTCTCCCTCCACGGCCAGCAGACGTTCGACACCGCGCAGCAGATAGCGCAGACGGCAGGTGGTGTTGACTTTGAAAGGTCATCAAGCAACTTCGACGTGAACACCGGGCAACTTGGTGAATCGGACTTGCTAGAGGTAGCCAAGGCCCTACCGAGTGAGATGCCCTTGATAGAGCCCTATCACAAGGTGTTTGAGTATGAAGACATAGAGGAACTCCGTGGTTTCACAGGTGACTGGGCTGTCTCGGTCATGGAGGATGGAACCAGAGTCAAGGTCACGAGGAAAGGCACTTACGTGTCTGTCAAGGACGATGACAACGAGAGCGTGTCGATATCCTCCGAGATGTCCAAGTGCCTCAGAAAACTAGGCAAGAGGAACTATGTCGTTGACGCTGTGAAGAACTCAGACGGCATACACATCTTCGACATCATGGAGTACGACGGCACCGACGTCACCGACATGGACGTGAGGGAGCGCATGAAACTGCTCAGGGGGCAGTTCGACAGCCGTGAGAACGTGTTCATACCCGGACCATCCACACTCAGGATAACCGACGAGGACGGTCTTGAGGAGGCAATCAAGTTCATCCAGAGCGAGAACAAGGACAAGAAGATACTGCTAAGGGATGCAAAGTCAACGTATATGCGCGGTGAGGAAAAGCACCCTAAGTGGGTGCTCATGACAAAATCCGACGATGACTTCCACGTCCCGTTCGGCATGGAGATAGACGAAGATATGTTCATTCTGCACTTCGACCATGACATACTCAAGTACGACATCGTTGATGACAGGGTTGAGAACCCACGCTCCGCATTGAGTAGCCTCAAGGAGAGGGACTACACGCTCGTCCTAGCGAAGAGCCTTGAGAGTTATTGGATGCCAGCCTTCGATGAGATGCTCAAGGCATACGCGAAGAAGAAGACGAGTGATGACCCGGACAAGTCTGACTTGGATGAGGAGAGCGCGGACGAGGGCATGACCGACGAGCGTGCACGAAGGATAGACAACCAGAGCGGTGGCGTGCTCAAGCCGAAGAAGGACCCGAACATCCTCCTGAAGCCGAAGATGGTCAAGGCCATAGAACTCATAGAGAGGGCACTCGATGCATTGGAGAAGGCGGGAAGCGGGCACTACCCGATGAGCGGTGGCAAGGGACTGGGTATAGACGTAGGCGCGGACGTGGCAAGCCCACGTGGCCCGACCACGTTGAACAACGAGGCCACACTCCCAGACTACGACATGAAGGAGCGCCCCGAGCAGGACCCTGAGAAGCCGGAGAACTACCCAAAGAGAAAGAGAAAGTCCGAAGAGCATTCTTCGCTTAGTTGATATAGTATTGCAATGAGTTAGGTGATAGTGTGTTATCTCAACAGCGACTCTTCAATGAGGACAACATCGTACTCCTCAAGGCAGGTAATGACCTCGTTGTCGCTGGATACGCAAGTGTCGAACTGGTTGACAAGCAGGGCGATTTAATCACAATGGAGGCTTTGAAGGACGGATTTCGCAAGTTCATGCAAGAACCGAAATACAGGAACGTCCAACTAGCGCACTCAAATATACAGGTAGGAGAAGTAGTTCCATCATATACAGATAGTGAAGGGAGGTTGTGGAAAAGCGAAGTCGATGATGTCGGGATGTTTGTTGTAATACAACTGCGTGACGACATCGAGAAAGCACGAGAAGTTGCCGCCGAGATACGGAAAGGAAAACTACGTGGGTTCAGCATCGGAGGACAGGCATTCAAGCGAGTCAGGAAGAGCGACCCAAAACACGGTGACTATCAAGAAATCAGCAAGTTAGAACTGCATGAAATCACGATATGCGAGAAAGGCATCAATCCAGAAGCAACATTCAGAATACTCAAACAAGATGGGGAAATGGAAAATAACACAAAAGAAAAGGTGAAAAAAATGACAGAAGAAGACATGACAGCACAACTAGGCGATGTCCTATCTCGTCTTGAAGGCCGATTAGACGCGATGGAGAAAGGAATGCCTCCTCAACTCAAAGAAGCCATGAAAGACAAGAAAGATGACAAAGCCATGGACGACGACAAAGAAGAGAAAGCCATGGACGAGAAGAAAGACGACGAAGATGACAAGAAGAAATCCGAGGAGTTCTCGGACGTCATCTCCTCTGACTACCTCGACTGGATGGAGAGCACCCTGAAATCCGCAGGTGTTGACATCGATGGGGCACGAAGCCACTTCGATGACCTCAACAAAGCGAACCTCGGGTCCACTCCTGAAGAGTTTGACCTAGACTACGGTCAGACCCCCAACAGGGAGTCCGAAGGTGGCAAACCCTCGACCAACGCCGTAGCAAGACTAGGCGGGAAAGGCGAGAAAGAAGTCAAGAAATCTGACTTCCTAACTCCCGACAGAGTTTCCGATGCAGACATCGAGGCTGCCTACGAAGTATACAAGGCAGCAGCAATGGAGCAGGAGTTCAGGGGCAGCCTTGAGAACCAGTTCGCAACCCGCTTCCAGACAGAGCGAAAGGCTGAGATAGCCAAGGCTCAGGCAGCAGAGTTCGACGCACGCGGTCCTCTCGATGAGGTCATGAAAGCACTCAGTGCACTCAATGACAGAATCGACAGCATCGGTACGACAGAAGCCGGTGACACAATCGCCAAGAGCGAGGCAGCACCAGCAGTAGAGATTCCCTCAACGCAAGATATGGCGAGAATGTCATGGGACGAAGTTCATGCCCTCGCAGACAAAACCTTCAGGGGAGAGTGATTTAGATGGCAAGAGACTACGTACGCACAATAACAGACATGGAACGGTACTACTACGGTGCCGGAAACGCAATGGGATACTCCTACACCGGTAGCGAGTTGCTCAAGGCCGACAGCCCTATGCTGTCCACGACTTCTGGTACCTACCAAGCAATCTACGGGCGCAAGGTCTGGTCGCAGTTGAACCAAGAGTTCAACGCCTTCAGCATCCTTCCAAAGAAGCCTTGGGACAGGTCGGGATGGAGAGTCATCACCGCCAAGCCCAATGGAGGCTCACTCCACGGTGGTGTCGCAGAGAACGCAACTCTGCCTGACACTGTGAGGCCAACCTTCCAGCACGTTGCTGCAAAGCCAAAGACGATTGCACACACCTTCGACATGTCGGAGACCGCAATCTTCCTCGCTGACAGGGACGACGGACTCGGGGACATCCGAGCAGTACTCAAAGAAGAGATGGGTAAGCACCACGCTGAGATGGTCAACAAGATGCTCCTAACGGACGTCACGACCGCTGCTGGCAACAACTTTGAGTCGTTGGACAGAATCACGACTGGCAACACGAACATGACGTCGGGCACCCACTACGATGCTGGAGATGAGGACATCTACTCCATCGACAGGAGCGCCAACACATGGTCCTTCGCTGAGGACAACGCTGACTCAGGCAGCACCAACAGGACACTCAGCCTTGACCAACTAGACACGCTCTTCCAGCAAATCTGGGAGCGCGGTGGAAACCCGAAAGTCATCCTGACCGGATATGACACCTTGATGAGACTACAGCAACTGCTACAGTCCCAACAGAGGTTCATGGAAGAGAAGAGAGTCACGCCAACCTACAACGGCGTCAAGGGTGTTCCCGGTATGGAAGCCGGATTCATCGTTGCTACATACAACGGTGTTCCAATCATCCCAACCAAGGACATGCCAAAGGACTCCATCAGCAGGATGTACTTCCTCGACACCGACTACATGTACTTCAGCACTGCAATACCAACGCAGTACTTTGAGAGTGGCATTGAAACTGGCGACCCGTTCGCCATCAACAGACTGGGCCAAGAGGGTCTCTATCGAACCATGGGCGAGATATGGACCACTTTCTTCGGAGCGCAGGGGAGCATTCGTGACCTAAAGTGAGGTAGCGTGTAGGAGAATAAAAGATAGGTGATAAAAAATGGGTACAACAAACTTCAAAGGAATAACATACACATACGCAAGCGGCGCATCAGCCGTCACAGGAATACTTGACTTGGACATGAGAACTGGTGCTGACGTAGACCAGACAAGGTGGCTAGACGGAGCAGGTGGGGCAGCAGACGCATACCCCGGTTCCCTGACACCCTTCTCTGCTACGAACAACGATGCCACCAACAGTGCTGGCGGAAGTCTCAGAATGCTCGTCTTCGACGTGACATGCAACAGCACTGGAACGGTGACACTATCGTCAACAACCATCACAGACTCAGACTCTGATGGTGAGGACGACAATGGAGTCGTCATAGGTGGAGCAATCAGCAGGATAATAGCCGTCACAGGCGCGGTCAGCCAAGTTGCTGACAACATGATAACCGCTGCAATCAACGGAAGCAACAGCCTACAACTAGACTTGAACGCTGAAGCCTCCGGTGACTACACCATAACTCTACTCGTGGAGTGAGGTGGTTTCCTTGCCAACAGTGAGATATAACGGACCTTCCTTCTACAGAAGGAGTCCCGACGCCTACACCCCTGACTTTTCAAGGGGAGAGAGGCGTGAGGTCTCACAGGCTTGGGTAAACAAATGGAGGCGTCTCTTGGTCGAGCCCGGATTCACCCTAACAGGTGATGAGGGTGTGACCGAGGACCTCCACTCTGACGGGATACCCGACTCAGGTTGGACTAACCCGGACATAACAAAGTGGCTCAAAGAGCGGGGGGTCACAATAGGTAGGGGCTACAAGACCAAGAGCACATTGCTCGCTATGGTCCAACTCCACCTAAACCCCCCTGCTGAGCCACCCGTTGTTGAAGAGGAACCCGAGCCAGTGGTTGAGGAAAACATTGAAGAGGAATCAGGAGAGTGATTGAAACATGGCAGTGACAATAGATAGCAGACCAACCGTATTCGGAGACAGAATGATTGTGACAGGCTCATATGCAGCAGGTGACACATCAATAGCACTTGCTGGTATACTAGCAAGCATAGACGCAGTGATACTTAACCCATCAGCGGTTCAGACAGCAAAGCATCAGGACGTTGACATAGCAAACGGTACATCCTACGCAGCAGTGACTGCATCGAACCTCGACACAGCAATCTACAGTGGTACGACCATCACGATTGCCCCAGTCTTGGCCGGTGAGACTACAGCAGCGGGTACATTTTTAGCGATAGGACGCCGCTCTTGAGGCGGTGACCTAGATGGCTAACCTAACGCCCAAGTACAAAGTCGTCGGACCCTTCTCACCGAAGGAGTTCACTGACACGTCCACGCTGTCAACGACCATAGCGACCGCTGTGGGCACGTTGGGTGATGCGTCAAGCACTACCAGTCTGATAGCATCTGACCCGTTCACGGTCTTGGGGAACGTATACATCCTAGTGACATACGTATGATGGTGAGGAAGGTGCATGGGATTCGATATACAGACTCTCGATGTCACTGATATAGAACGTGCTCAGAAACAAGGCATTCGTGCTGAGGAGCACTACCAGAGGAACATACAGGTTGACCCTAAGAACCCACTCAAGGGCACTGTCAGCAAGCAGCGTGCGAATGCACGAAAGGCGGCTGATGTGCTTGACATAGGCGCTGGCACTAGGTGCAAGCACTGTGGCATGCTACACTTCATGTGGAGAGAGACATGCGGTGTGTGTGACAAGCCCATGGAGTACAATCTAGGCACGAGAAACGAGGAGGCGAGGATGTGAGCGTGTTCGACAGCGCTTGGTCCGTCCTCAAGGCACCTAATGAGTCGTACAGGGTACGTTACATGTCCGGTGCGCGGGGCATTCCAAGAGAGACAAGCGAGCGCAAGTATCTGAGGAACTTGTTCAAAACCAGCATGTTGGAGGGAAAATTTCCAGCGAGTGATGACAGGTTGACCCCCGACCAGATGATGCAACTCTTTGGTGTGGAGAGACTGACACCTCAGATGTTGGAACTTGAGAGGGACAAGAGGGGCAATTTCAAGCAGGACAAGGACGGTAAAGCAATACCCTTGAATCCTGAGATATATGAGAAATTCAAAGACATTCGGGATAACTACATCAAGAGGATAAGACAGGACTTCAGGAGCAATCCGCAGAGGTACGGCGCTACTGCCTCATTCACAGTTGGTCAAGGTGAACTACGAGCCAACAAGAGGGGAGACTTCAGCGAAATCGACAACACGGCTACGATGAACCCACAAGCGGAGCGCGAATCTTCCATGGGTGAGAGAATGGAGCGAATGCTCGATAATTTCAACCCGACTACTAGAAAGGAAGTCAATCAAAAAACCACAGAGATTCTGAGAAACCTAGGATACAGTAATTTCAAAACTGACGAATTCACTGCCCTAAGAGATGCTTTGCTACAGAGATATCCCGATATACAAACGAAGAGACGTGCTCCTGTTGACAACACATCCACAGCATCGAGGGTTGCGAGCAACCTACTCACGAACCCCATACTACCGAAGGACGGAGACAAGCAAACAACCCTCACTGACTTCGGAGGAGACCTTCAAGAGAAACCCATAGTTCCGAAGCCTGAGAAGAAGGACAACAAGACTCTCATAGAGGAAATGATTGGCCGAGCAGAGCAACTAAAACGAGTCGCTGACGCAAATACGAAGGCAGGTAAGGACGTCACAGCGACAGGTCATCTTGAGAGACTCGATGACGTGTTAGAGCAACTTCAGAATGAGGGGGTCGGACTCAATGAGTACAATGAGAGAGCGAAGGCAATGGGCATCAAAAACCCAATAGCCGCTGATGCGGTGAAACCCGCTGCCCCTCCGCCCAAGCGGTCGGAGAGCACGCAGCCAAGCGGTGGCATACCGCTCACAGAAAGCGGTACAATCGACATAGAGAGACTGGGTGAGATGTTCGCATCGGACCTATCACCGGCAAAAGCACCAGCAAAAGCACCTGTGAAGGTACAACAAACCACGCAGAAACCCACAGCAACCCCTACTTTGGAGTCGATAATGGACTCAATTACGGCGCCTCCCGCTCCCACAGCCGCTCCCACAGCCGCTCGTGAGTTATCAGAGCGTGACATGCTTGTAGAGAACATAAGAAATCAAATGCAAATCAATCCAAGTATTGCTGACAAGGCACTTGACCAGCACAAGGCGAACAATCCTATTGACGACCATCTGAGACTTCTAGGTGACGTAGGTGCCATGGGTAGGCTTGCAGAGCATGTGAATGTGCCTTTGCAACAATACAGCACTGTGTTTCAAAGATTAGAAGGAAATCCTGAGATGTACGGGCTGTCTCCTGATGCGTCCAGCGCTGATGTTCACAATCACATAATGGGTATGTTCAACCCGGAGATGGCATATTAGGAGGTGATTAGATTCCACAAGTATTCAGTCCCGGTGAGCCTGAGACAAGACCCCTTGACCCTGATGCACTCGTATACACCACGCCGCAGAGGGTCGCTGACCTGTTAGAGATAGGCCCTCAAGAGGCTGTGCTCATGTCCGCCAACGCCGAGGCGAACGCCGTTTTCGTCACAGGAGCCGACTACAGGAACATCGGCTTCTCAGTGGGAGACACCCTGTTGCTGTACTCAGATGCGGACCCGATGGGCGTTGACCGCGACATCACCGCCATCACATCGACAGTGAGCGGTGTCAAACTGGCATTCTCATCTGCCATCAATCCGGGCCTCTACGAGACGACAGACAACGGGTACGTGCAGAACAAGGCATCATTCACCAACGGGAGCAACAGGGGCATAACACACGACAAGGTGAAGCGCCTCATCCTACGTGCGCAGGACAAGATAGACAACCTGACGCACAATTCGTGGAGACCCAATCTGGTCTCTGCCGAGTACATCAACTTCGACACGTACAAGCCGTACAGGCGTCGATACTACACGGATTACGTCGGCACCACGCCGCTCCTATTCCGCAACATACAGCAGATGCTGCGCGTCGAGTTGTGGCAAGGGGACGACTACAGGGAGATAGGAGCCTCAGAGGCTCGCCTCAAGATTCCAGACAGCGTACGTTCCCTCTCAGGCTCCATCGTCATGTCTCCCGGCAATGGGAGCGCCGCTACGCTCACGATAGGAACGTCAAGCACACAATGGAGGGCGGACTTCGACAAGATAACCACAGCACAGAATCTCGCTGACCTCATCAACAAGGAGGATAGGGTGAGCAAGGGAGCCGTAGAGTTCTCACCTACATTCACCCTTGAGGGTAGCACCTCCAACGTCGGAGTGCATAATGAGTTCCTAGCAACAGCCAACGCAGACTACGGTAGCGGCCATGTCAAGATTTCCAGCATGAGGTCCACACAGGCCGGTGAATCATGCAGCATCGTCACCACTGAGAGCAATATAGAGATATCACAGACACAGATAAACACGGCTACCTTCAGCAGCCTTGACAGCACGACAATTACCGTTGACAGCACGAATGGGTTTGCAGACGCAGGTGTAGTCGTTGATGCCAGCGGTGACGTCTTCAGTTATACCGGGAAGACGGCCACCACATTTACCGGTTGCACAATTGTCGTCGGCTCCGCACTATCTGACATAGCAGGTTCACTCACTCAGAATCTCATGCAAGTCGATTTACAAGGTGGAAGCGCCAGTGGTGACAGGGGTAGGCTCCGTGATTACTGGTTGGACCATGAGATGGGAATCGTCTACTTCAACAACTCATATCCGTTCTTTGAGTGGAACGCCGTCAAGGTCGCGTACATCTACGGCGAGAGATATGTCGAGAAGGCCATCGAGGACATCTGCACCAAGATGGTGGCTATCGACATACTCATGTCGGACGACCGCAGCGTACTCATACCGGAGGGAACACAGAACGTGGACCTCGCATCCAAGATAAACATGTACAAGCAGGATGTTCAACAGATGCTCCCACGTTATGTTGAGGTGGTGAGTTTTGAATGAGTTTCGCTGAGCAGCAGAGCGATGACTACATCAAGCAGATGACTGAGTACTATCGCAGCAGCGACATGCAGGAGAACCTAAAGCAACTCGTCAAGAACACGCCGGAGGAGTTCAGGGAGCGCATTCTCAAACAGGAGTTGAGCGTTTATGGGTACGACATGGAGAACGGTGTTTTCTTGGATAGTCTTCGCAATCCTCTACCTGATAAAGAGAGAGAGAAGGTGATGAAGAACGTGGACAGGAGGATGCTCAGTGAGTCACCTTCGTTGAGGGAGCACAAACTTCAACTCGTTGGTGGGTATCTGCTCCCCGATGCAGACGCCATAAGGAGGGCTGAGTGATGGTTGCGACGTTCAAGGAGGCTATCGACGTCATCGTTGACCTGTTCAGAGACGACTGGAACAGGGGCAACACCGACAACATCAAGCCCGTTGTCGATGACATAGCCAACACCACCGCCGAGAGGGGAAAGAGGCTCGACATGAGGAACAGGGACTACGTGCTTGTCTTTGAGACTGCCCACAATGAAGAATTACCAGAACTGCTATTCGATTTTGTCACAACTCGTGTCAACATAACCGTTGATGCGAGGACCCTAGTAGGACGTGAACGGCTGAAGAAGATGGAGAATGAGATACGCAGACTTGTGCACACAAAGCGCAAGGGAGACGGCGTAAACTTCGACAGGTTGGTATACAAGACGCGAACAGACCTGTCTGACAGGAGCAAGCAGTTATTCCGTATGACGTTCCAAATAGAGGTAATCGTGTTTGCAGAATTGATACCATGAGGTGAAAAAAGTGCCATCGACAGTCTATAAGGGAGATTTGACCGAGATTTCATTCGGTCACGAGACAGAATTACAACTACCAGCGGGCTTCGGGGGCTCGTTCCAGTTCGTCATAGCGAATGGCGCTGCTGGCACTGACACATCCACGTTGACGCTCACAGGCGGGGCCGATGGCTCTCCAATCAACGGCGGCGAGTTGAGGTACCCTGTTGGGATGCTCGTCGGATGCGAGGTCGCCTTCTCAAACCTCTCCGGCACTGGCATCAACACTGAGGACAACATGAGCGTGTCAGGCAGGAGGTACACCATCGTTAAGCACGTCATCAGCGAGAGTTCAAACAACACTGTCCTGCACGTCACACCACAGATGCGCACGACGGGTCCGACAACCGTCGATGGTACCACAGTCAATGGAACTCTGCACATCTCCGCCTACAAACTACCCACGTTAGACGAGGACTCCGAGCATGATGATGATGCGAACAACTCCTCCGAGAGCGTCCTCACCGACCAGTTCGTCGGTCTGATAAACACGATATCACTACCTGAGACTAAGGTTGACCTCAAGAGGTACCATGTCATCGGCCTCGGTCGTGATGTTGCTGTGCAGGTCCCCGGTAGATTCGTCAACACAGGCGGTCAGTTTGAGGCCACTATGCACAATGCACGATGGCTGTACTACGCGCTCGGGCAGGAGAGTATCAACATGGACTTGACTAGCAGTGGTTTCAATGTGAGCAGTACTGGCACTACCAACGCCGCCACCGTCCCCGGACAGGGACTGATAACACACGGAAGCGGCGACATGAGCCTGTCGCCGGGAGACTACGTGCACATTGCAGACACAGACACCATACCTGTGCATCTACACAAGGAGGCTGGTACGGCCACATACCCGAGCAGCGATGAGACTGCTCTGATAACTGATGCTCAGAAGAATGAAATCAGAAGAGTGGCAGCATACTACTGGAACTCATCGGACAGCAAGGGATACATTTGGTTGGACGATGGTTTGAACTTCGCCCACTCCTCAGCCAAGGCTCTTTCAAAACTTAACTATACCACCTCTATTGCTCCAACTCTTAATGCCACTACGCGAACCATAACGAGACCTGTTGACAGGATGGTCTTCGCCAAGACGATTGTTCCATCCTTCGCGCTTGAGGTCAGCGTCAGGAGAAATGACAATCAGGATGACGATGGCGGCACTGCTGAGGTCGTTGATGGTGGCTCCACAGACGCCAAGCAACTCACACGCGTGTTCCGTGGCTGCAAGGTCAAGGAGTTTTCAATGACCGCTGACACAGACGCTGCCGTTCGCCTGAGTGTCGGTTTCGATGCTGCACTCTGCTACACAGATACAGGTAGGTTGGAGGGAGCAGCAGCCACAGCCACTCTCACTGCTCTTTCCAAGTCAGCAGGAGAGGCCAATACACGTGTCCTAACGCTTAGTGATGGCACAAATACCGTTAATTTCGCTATTGATAACAGTCTTACCACCTCTACTGCTACAAAAATTGCTTTTGGAAACGCCAATAGTAATGCCAATCAGTTTGCCACCAACATAGCAGCAGCGGTCAATGCGGCTAAAGCAGCAGGTACTTTGAATATGGTAGCATCGTCATCTAACGCAGTAGTGACTCTAACTCAAGATGACAAGTCCTCTCTTGGTAATACGACGCCTAGTGGCACAGCCATATCTGACAGTGTAATCACACTAACAGCAGCCTTCTCAGGCGGTAAGCACAGTGGAGACAGGTACAACGTGCACAGGCTCTTTGAGGACACTGCCAATACCATACAGGCTAGGAGCGAGGCAGGTATAGCGAAGGGGACGCAGAAGCCCTTCATGTTCTACAACGGCACAGTGGATGTCGGTGGTATCAGACTGGGGCAAGTGGTGTCATTCGACCTGAAGGGGAAGACCGGGGTCGAGCAGTTCTACACCATATCTGGGAACAAGGTCGCTGACAGCGAGACTGACCAGATACCATTCGCAGGTGCTAGGAACGCATCAATCGCCGTCGAGGGTAAGACAGAGTACGAGTTGGACATGGAGATTATCGTTGACGACCCGACCCTCTATCATCAGATGAGGAGGGCTGTTGACAACTCTGACGACGCCAACAAGATGGTGAGCCTGTCATTCACCAAGCAGGGGACGGAGGCTGCATCCGGCAGGGAGTCCATGACCGTCGTGATAGACGACTACTACATCGTTGAGGCGCCGCTCACGATACCCGAGGACAAAGGACCCATGCGCTCAAAACTCAAGGTAATGCCTAAATCCATCCGTGTGTTTGCACAGGATACAGTGTATCACTACTGAGGCGAGTTAATGGTCACGAAGACACAGAAGAAGGCAAAGTACCGAAAACTCGGTGCCAAGAGATACTTCAACTGGCTGTGCGATAAACTAGGCATCGACCTCCCTGAGCCTGAGAGCGAGATGAGGAGGAGGGACATAGAGAGAATCATAGAGTCCCACGCTGAGGACCCTCGATATATACCTCCACAAGAATCGGTGCACATAGACTACGCTGACTCAGCACACAACCATCCACATGAGATAGTACCATCCGAACCTGAGCCTGAACCAGAGCCTGAACCTGAGCCTGAACCTGAGCCTGAACCAGAGCCTGAACCTGAGCCTGAACCAGAGCCTGAACCAGAGCCTGAACCACAAATTTCAATCGAACAGCCATTCGTGGCAAATGTAATAGAATACTCTTCCATGACGGTACGTGAACTGCAAGCAATTTGCAAGGAGCGTGGCCTTACCATACGCGGGACAAAAGCACAAGTCGTGCTACGTTTGAAACGCGATGACGAAGGCATAGTGGAAGAAGACACCGCAGAAAGCGAGACTGAGGCCCCCTCGGAAGAGGCTGCCGATGTCGAACTGGATGCCCCCTCGGAAGAGGCTGCAACCATAGGTGATGAAAATGACGCAGATAGCGAACAAGGAGAATATACTAACGAAGAGGAATGAACGAAGGCACGAGATTCGCGTAGACCGTGATAATCATGATATTGTCATGGAGGTGTGGATACGTGACATCAACTTCTTCGATGTGCAGAACGCCGCTCAATCCATGTTTATCATACAGGACGACGGCAACGCATCGTTGAATCTGGAGGGGTATTGGAGATACGCCTTCTCAAACTGGGTTGTCAGAAGCAACCCATCACTCACACCTGACGAGATGCTTGAACTCAACGCATACGCAGGTGAGCAACTCGCCAACATCCTACCCAAGCCCGACCAACTCGCGGAGATGATGCAAGGGGGTTTTACGAACGCGAACAACTGAGGATTCAGGATTTTCTGAAGCGCAAGGACATCAAGAGTCAAGAAGACTTCATCCTTCAGAATCAGTTGTTCGCCTACTTCGTGGCAAAACACTACGGGATATCACCGCAGGAGGTCTATGATATGCCAATCAATATGTTCCGCCAGTCGCTGTCATGGGCGTTGGCTATGCAGGACAACGAGAATAAGGAGGCAGCGAGAGCGAACATGCAATCGCAGACGGGCAACGAAACCATTACACTCGACTACGGCTTCCTAGACATGGAGGACTTCTGATGGCAGCACCACTCGTGGCACTCGGACTAGCCCTGTCGCGTACAAACACCCTCGCTCAGAGCGGCGTCACTGCGGTTGAGTTGATGTCCCAAACAGTGTCGAAGATAGCAGATGCTTTCGGCAGGGCCTTCCGCTTCGCCATGGACAAGGCAATGGAGGCGTTCGTCTTCATCAAGGACTTCTTCATGGAGAAGGTCATGCCCATCTTCCAACCCTTCATCGACTTTGCAGTGAATTCGTTCAACACCATCAAGACAGTTCTAACGACTGTCATAGAGGGACTCCTAGGTCTATGGAACACTCTCGTATCAACGATGAAGAGCGTTTGGGACAGTACGATAACACCAATATGGGAGTCAATCACGAACTTCAACCCGTTTGAGGCGATGGGAAATCTCTGGTCCACAACAATCAACATGATGAGAGACGCATGGAACAACACCATATCACCACTTTGGGAGAGAATAGCCAACATCGACCCGTTTGCCGCTCTAGGCAGAGCATGGGATACTGTCATGAACGGTATGAAAGCCGTGTATGACAATACCCTTGGACCTGTCCTTGATTTTTTAGGCGACGTAATGGGTGGTATAATAGAAGGACTCGGAAAGATTCTAGGAAAGATTGGTGACATCATAGGGAAGGGATTCAACTTCGTCAAGGACGGTCTAGTAAGTGCAGGTGGCGCAGTCAAGAATGTCGTCACTGGCGGCGGTGGCGGTGGTAGTCCTGACACCACTGGCGGCGGTGGCGGTGGCGGTGCAAACATGACATTCAACATGACCTTTGAACTGGGCGGTATAACCGACCGAACCGACAAGCGTGCGCTTGCTCGTGAGATAGCGGAAATCATTCAACAGGAGACGGCGAGGGCAATCACCGGCTCGACACAATCAGGTAGGTATGGCTGATGGCGAGGGCGGGCACACCGATTCGACTCATCCGTGAAGACGGCGGTCTCATCGAGTTGCTTGCATTCAACATCGTCATGTCAACCGAGCGCAAGTTCGGCCCCAAGGCCTTCCCCTTCTCAGGGAGCAATAGGGCGTCGTTGGACCTCAACGTCAACAGGGCGGCCATCATCATGCAGGGCATCTTCATCGATGATGAGACCGAGGTCGCAGCCGTGGGCGCCTCGGCACTCATAAACTTCGCAAAAACCAGTGCTGCCACTACTCATTTCCTAAATTCAACCAACCTCAATAGAATCCTATCAACGACATCAGGCGATGCGAACCTCAAGTTGGTTGACTCCAACGGTGACACGCGTCTCATCAAGTTGCAGGTAGCAGCAAGCACGACAGGAGCATCCTACAACACATCGACCGACACTGTGATAATAGGTGAAAACACCACCAGTGCTTCCAGTGTGGCATCTGCCGTCAAGACGGCCATCGACACCGACCTCTCCACTTTCTTCACTGCCACGTTGAAGGACACGGAGAATGGCAGTGGGGAAATAGTCACTAACGGAGGGCTCCTCATTCAACAGAAGGTCATAGGCTCCTTTGCTACAACTGGAAACAACGACGACCTTCCCAAGATTAAACCTGCTACTGATAGAGTAGGAAATCTCTTTCCTTCTGTAGAGACGTTTAGCGGTGGTCAGAACAAGAAGCAGTTGTCCGCTGGCGACAAGGCGCAGGAGTTGTACAGCATCGCCAACAACAGCAGCAGGAAGACGTTGAGACAAGTCGCTAACTCGTTCGGCAACGTGTTCAGGAGAGGACAACCGTACTCAGAGGTAGGCACTGACACCTTCATCTTCGGCAAGGGCAGCGACTACATCGTCGGGATACAGATACCGTTCAACTCCATGGCTAACGCTGGCACTGGTGACAAGTACACGCCTGTGAACTTCTTCATGCCCACAGGACTGTTCTTTGACAAGAGTGAGAAGACAGCGGAGAACGCTCTCGCGGCTGGTACGGTGTTCAACGAGAGAGACAACTTCACAGGCATATCAGGTGGTCTCAAGCAACTTGAGATAGCGTATGACGCTGGTGAGGCCATCTACAACTTCGACTTGACATTCCTTCCGTCCGATGCTATGTGGTGAGCACGATGACGGTCATAGCGAGGACGAACAAGGCTTTCTTCTTCGATGGCGTCAGTGACAGCATAGTCGTACCCTCCGGCCCATTCTCCGACATAGGCAGGAAGAACCTCAACTCGCAACACGATGCTCGTGACTTCCTAGGAGGCTCTACAAAGGACACGACGTTCTCGATTGACTCTGGTAGGTACAACAGCAACATATGCGTCGAGGCATGGGTCATGCCTGACTTCGGGGGCATCGTCGCTGAGAGGGAGAACCAATTCAAGTTGGAGGTCGGTTCTGTCCACGAGCCCGCACCGATAACCTTCACCGTGACGTTGCAGAAGGGCAGTGACACAGAACGGCACAGCATAAGCACAGCCCACTTCAACGGCACTCGATTCATCGGCACCACATACCCGCTCTCCACGCTCAATGGCATACACGACACGAATACCACCACACTCAACCGAAATCATAGGCCACTGCTACATGTGATAGGCACCTTCCACAGAGGAAAACTGCAAATCTACGTCAACAAGGTCCTCATGGCTGAGAAGGAACTCAGGAACGACGCCCTCTCAATCAATCACTCTGAGAGGAGCCTGTACATCGGTGGCAAGGGTGGTCAGTTCAGGGGAGTGCTTGAGGCCTTTCAGATATCAGCCAACTTCAACACGTCGTTTCTCGATAGGACCGCTCCGTTGAGAAGCGACGACACGCTGCTGCTGTATCGCTTTGAGGAGCCCATAGCACCAATAGAGGATACTTACTCGCTGTCATCTGGAGCCAGCGCCAATGCGACTACAATCTCGATAAGCGCAGCAAATGCCAAGGCACTTGCCACCAAACTCACTGGGAAGAGCGTCACGACCGGGACGATTGACTTCACCTCATCGCCTTACACGAGTGGCAACTACAAGGTCATACAGAGCACATCGAGCGGCACCACCCTGCATGACGTGGCTCACGTCCCCTACAACCTGCTTCTCAGACCGGGTGCCTTCGATAAAGAAAAGAAAAGCGCAAGTGGATTACCGCCTGAAAGAGTGCGCCTAAAAAGTATAAGTACCGATGGTACACTAACAATACAGAGCATACACCTCGATTTCGATACGGCCAATGACGGAACTCGTGGTCTTCTACATGCACATGCCTCTGGTGTCGAGTTCGTCGTCGTAGGTGCTGACCTCCTCGTTGACACCGCGACAGGCAAGCCATACCAAGCCCCACACTACTCATCGAAGGCCATTGACAGGACAGGTCAGATGGTCATAGACGAGAGCGGGTACGAGCAGCATGGCTTCGTCTACTCGTCCCGCATGGCATTGAGCACCACAGATACCAACAACCCGTACAAGGTCACGTGGCCTGAGACCCTATCGACGGAGTACAGCGTAGGCCACTCAGGTCGTCACATCCTCAACCACGTCGATGGTCATGCATACCTACGTCGCCTCCCTCGTGCAAATGAGGAGATTCTCGATTTGCAAGCGGACGGCAACGCCGATATATGCGACATAATCTACGACGAGACCCACAACGGACTGAAGGACCAGATATCAATCAACAGCAGGGCAGACGTCTATCGCGAGATTGGCACGTTCAACATCAAGGACATCAAGAACACCTCGACCGGCACTGTCATCTTCAACACTCATCACAACAGCGGCAGCCTCTCCACCTCAAAGAGAGAGGTCATAGCCATAGGAGGGCCGAACTTCGACTACGAGCCTTTCTTGCTCAAGGCACCCATCGTTCCCTTCGGAGCGACGATAAACGACGAGACGAGGACGCACCACTTGAGACCGAGCAGGGAGAGTAGAGTCGCGTTGCTGCATGTGCCGAGACTAGCCTCAGTCCACAGCATGGCACCATACGTCGAGATACACTACAACGCCATAGACCTCACTGGTGCGAGCATGAGCGGCACAACCCAAGCACTCCTCATGGTCGAGAAGACCGTACCCGCAGGTAAGACAGAGATAGGTGACTCCAGTGCTGGAACAGACACCACCGTGTACGCGGAGATTAACACAGCCGTATCAAGCGGTGCCACTCTCTATGCTCCCGGTGGTGTCATATTCGTTGACACGGACGAGTCACCGACCTTTGAGGACATATTCACCAACCACAGGTTTGCGAACGACTCAAGCGAGGGATACGACGCGGACCTGACGCTTGACGAGTCACAGACGCCTGTGAACCTCACGCCATACGATGGTGACGACATCATCAACTCACCACCGAACGTCGTGATAGAGTCAACGAGCAAGACGACGCAGCATGACTCCTCATTCCACCAGTTGTTCATCGAACCTGTCCAGACCAAGAAGCAACTCACCGATGTGCTTGACTACAAGAGACGGGAGATAGTCACGAGCGGCACACAGGCGAACGAGCCCGACTTGGCCGTCACTGCATCAGCCTCTCCAATCTTTGAGTCGTTCGACATCATAGACAACATAGAGACGAGCCAAACCGGTGCTAATCTAAAGATAGTCATACAACCGTCGTTGCGAACTAGAACGAATCAACTCGCTCACATAAAGACGGGTGAGGACAGCAAGGAGGTGAAGAACGGGGCATCGATACACTACCTCGTATCACGTACGCGAGTTCGCTCGATATCGGAAACGAGCAATGAGGAGGGTGCGTCGTACACGACCATACAGTGTCTCGGGCTACAGAGTTCACTCGCCAGCAGGAACGTGTCATTTGAGAGTTCAGCCAGTCCTGACTCCCACATCGTCAAGGAGTTAGAGCCTAACGCACCCGTCGTCTCAGTCACATTGGGCGGGCCGGGTCAAGGAGCGATTGACACCAAGCCCACCTTCTCACCGAGTCCGTTCTCGCATGAGCCTTACTCAACGAGAAGGGCGTATGCCGTCACAGCGACGGGACTCTCATCGAACGTGCTCTCGGTCATGCCTATCAACAACGATGCAGCCGACTCAAAGAGTTGGGGCACCTACGGATTCCCGAAGATAGGCAGGGTCCACTTCACGGATGGAAGCAGTGCCAAGTACGACTCAAAGAACGGAACCTCGTTCACGTTCTCAACTGCCACACTGGGAAGTGGTGACTTCGTAAATGGCTCAGGCTCCGAGTTCACGACGGTCCAATCGTTGATGAGGTCCATTGGTGTGTTGAACGATGGCGATGATAGTTGCGCCGCCACTGTGTTCAGCGAGCCTGACTTCGGTGCGGAGTCCGAGATAGGCGACGGCACGACCGTTAACGACCGCATGTTCCAAGCGATGAGCGATGTCCAGCATGACTACCAACTTGGTACCCAGTATGCCAGCACACGTGCGCTCGTTGAGATTCCATTCTTCGCGAACCAGTTCTTCAGCGACCTCGTTGGGCCTGACAGCGCCTTCAAGGTCCATCTCGATGCAACGCACACCGCTCACACATGGAACCCGAAGCCGGTGGGCCGCAGACCGATGGGCGTGGCACCAGCAGACCGCGAGGCGCTCTCGGCATACTCGATAGCACTAGCCAATGACCAGCATGTCCCCACTACGAAGTTCATCTCGTACTCCTCCCCCACCCTCGTCGTGCAGAACGCGTCCATCTTCCCAGACGACTTCGACGGCAAGTACCAGAACATCGACGTCACACTCACACGACCGAGACTCGTCTTCACGTCAGACGGCGAGTGGGCCATCTACACTGGTGTATCCGCTACCAATAACACGCTCACCATCTCGACGGCGCCCCACGCCACCTCGGACGACTTCTTCGACAGCGCTGAGAAGGGAGCGACCCTGTTCCCCGGTGGACCCGCTGCGACTCGCTTCATACAACCGATAGCCTCCGACTCATACACACCCTCCTCCGACTTTGAGGACCGCTCCGAGTACTACTACGACCAGTCGAGCACGCTGACTCAGGGAGGCAACGTGGATTATGGGCTTCGTCAGTACGTTAGCGCCGTAGAGTTCAAGGCCGGACCCGAGAGCAACCCGCATGCGGAGAGGATAGAGAGTGGACGAGCGAGGGGGACCATCTCAAGTGTTTCACATGTTGGTGGCAACGACCATCCTTTCGTTCTTGTCACACTTTCTGAGGATGATGTTCATCGGTTTCCTGACCTCGGCGTTCGTACTCTTGATGGTATTCAGGATGTAGTAGGTAGCACGTTCTATCGCGCTCGTATCGAGGTTGGTACGACCACCTATGACTTCCACTACTACGGCTTCTTGGAGCAGGTTCGCGACCAAAGCAACTCATATGCCACGATAGACTTAGCGAAGAACACAGTGGTACTCGGATGGTCATCTGGTACTCTCAACGGTCAATTGAGCAATAGCACCATAGCGAGTTTCGCAGGTGAGGAACTGCTTCTCGTTGACAAGAGCAGGAGCATAGTCAACAACGACGACTTCTTTACGACTAGGAACTTCTACACCTTGGCAGGAACGAGTAGCCACTCTGCTCTTGAGAAGGAAATCAAGGCCACGTACAAGTTCGTCACCATCGCCGTGGCAAAGGCAAGCGGCACCACCAACTTCGTGACGGTCAGTGGCACCGAGTTCGATGAGAAGAACCTGTCAGACCTGTTCGGCTTCAATCTCAGGAAGGGCGACAAACTCATCTCAAAGATAAACACAGGCAGCAATGACCGATACACCCCGCTCGGTACAATCGACTACATCGACTACGACAATGGGAAGATATACTTCACAGCCAACATAACGACGACATCACCGAGGAGCGACACATCCCTCGGCGTGTTCATCGGTGACTATGACGACCGCGAGGCTTGCTTGAACGCGACATGGCTCAGTCCCTATGCACCCGGTGGGCTTCGCGATGGCGACACTGTTTGGGCCAACATGTCATACACCAATCCACACGCCGTCGAGGGGCT